AATGCATATCCTGTAGCGATTTACGAAGGACTACTAAACATGCGTAACGGACATAAAGTGCTAGAGATGGCTCGCGATGCAAATGGCGATGCTCGAGTACAAAAATATCTGAAGGGCGAAATCACTCGTCTTATTCAGGACTTAAAGATCTAGGAGATCCAGATGCTAGATGCTATAAAACCACTGCTTGATAGCGATCTCGTTAATGAGGAAACTCGTTCTGCTATTGCCGAACAATGGGAGGCAAAACTAAACGAAACTCGTCAACAAGTGACTGCAGAACTTCGTGAGGAGTTTGCAAAACGCTATGAGCATGATAAATCTACAATGGTTGAAGCCTTAGATAAAATGGTAACAGAAGGTCTTACTACAGAACTTACACAGATTGCTGAAGAGCGTAAAGCAATTTCAGAGGATCGTGCAAAGTATGTTGCTAGAATGCAAGAAGCATCAGGCACATTTGATAAGTTTTTAGTAAAACAACTTAGCGAAGAAATTAAGGAATTACACACTGAAAGAGCAACACAAAAAGATCTAGTTGCAAAACTAGAAGAATTTGTTACTGCACAATTAAGTGAAGAAATCCAAGATTTCCAAAAAGATCGCCAAGATGTTGCAAACACTAAAGTTAGACTTGTCAAAGAGGCCCGTTCAAGGTTTGATGAATTAAAATCAAAGTTTGTCAAGCATACAGGCAAGGCAGTAAACGAAGCAGTGACCAAATATCTTAAAGGTGAAATGAATCAACTTAAAGAAGATATACAAATAGCAAAAGAAAATACTTTCGGACGTAAAATATTCGAAACTTTTGCTACTGAGTTTTCATCAAGTCATTTAAATGAAAATCAAAAGATTAAAGAACTTGAAGCAGAAATTAAAAAGTCTGCAGAAAAGATATCTGAGATGGACAAAAATGATCAAGAGAAAGCAAAAATAATTGAGAGCAAACAGCAAGAAATTGCTATGATTCAAGAGGGCGTTGAAAGAAAAGAAAAAATTAACGAACTACTGAAGCCGCTCAATAAAGATAAGGCAGCCGTTATGACTGACCTATTAGAAAGTGTTCAGACTTCAAAATTGAAGACTGCTTTCGACCGTTATCTACCAGCAGTTTTAGACGGAAAATCTATTGAGAAAGAAAGTAAAAAATCTATTATCAAAGAGAATCGCTCTGAAGTAACAGGAGATAAGCAACCAAAACCTCAAGCCGAAGAAGTTAAGGAAGAAGATAGTAATATTATCGAAATCCGTCAACTTGCAGGTTTGAAATAAAGTACCATAGAGGAGACTTAAATGTCAGACGTACTATTAGAAAGCCGTTGGGGCGATACCAAAGATGCTTTACTTGAAGGCTTAGAAGGTAACCGTCGTAACAGCATGAGTGTTGTTTTAGAAAACACTAAGCGTTACTTACAAGAGGCAGCCAGTTCAGGCGCTTCAGCAGCAGGTAACATTGCAACACTAAACCGTGTAATCCTTCCAGTGATTAGACGTGTAATGCCAACAGTTATTGCAAATGAAATTGTTGGTGTACAACCAATGCAAGGTCCAGTTGGACAGATTCACACTCTACGTGTAAGATATGCAGACACAGTAACTTCAACTGCAAGTTCACCGTTTGATACAGACACAGTAGCAGGTGACGAGGCATTATCACCATTCAAAATTGCAACTGCATATTCAGGTTCTACTACAACTGGTAAAGCCGATACAACAGCCGCAAAAGAAGGAACTGGTGGTCAGCAATTATCTATCCAAATCTTGAAGCAACCAGTCGAAGCAAAGACTCGTAAGTTACAAGCAAGATGGACATTTGAAGCAGCTCAAGACGCACAATCAATGCATGGTATCGATGTAGAAGCAGAAGTAATGGCTGCTCTTGCACAAGAGATAACTGCAGAGATTGACCAAGAAATTCTTGGTTCATTACGTTCTTTAGCCGCAACTGAAGAAACATTTAACCAGGCAGCAGTATCCGGTACAGCCACATATGTGGGTGACGAGCATGCCGCTCTTGCAGTATTAATCAATAGAACTGCTAATAAGATTGC